GCCTTGAGCGACATCAGCAGGAACTGCTCATCCTCTGCCAGCTTCTTCTGCGCATTCTTACGCCTTTGCACCTCCAAATGGAACAGATGCAAGATATAATAGGCAATCAAAGCCAGCAGTAAAAATAGCGCAATGGAAACCAGGATTATAGCTTTCTTATATTTCACTTCAAATGGCACATTACTGTAATGATAATACACAGGCAACTGCTTATCGTTCAGATTGAAGCGCATGGCTTCATGCCAGTTGATCCAATACTTTTTCGGCAAAGGCCGGATGGAAAAGGTGCTGACCGGAGTGCCTTTCAGAATGCGTGCAGCAGCGATAACCGACTCGTTTATAATAACATCGGCATTAGTAAAGTATCCACCCAGGAACCCTTCGTCTGCCTCAAAACCATCTTCAACAACACTTAATACAGGCTTTTTGAGCAAACGTCCCAGCTCCTCAGACGAATAGTCGCGCTTGCACTGGATAAATGTTGCCACTGCATCCTGCTGATCGACAAACCACAACAGGTTGGAAGTCGTTGAGCGGGAATTGACATAAAGATATTCGGTTTTCTTCGGCGAAATACCCAATATGTAACCAAAAGTATTCCATGTCGTATCTTTTTGGAGATCAAACGAGGAGTCGGTCAACGCATAAGTATAATTCAGAAACCGATTGATACCCGCCGCCTTCACTTCCTTCAAGAGCTGCAGTGAAGCATTGCGCCCCAATGCCGTCATATCACACCAGAAATGGATGTAGTTCTTGCCGAAAAGTTGCTCCGACATCTTCGCCACCTTCATGTATTCAGGAGGCGTACTGAAGCCGGTAACATTGTTATATCCTTGAATAATAGACATATTCGGAAACTCTACACCGCTGAAAACGACGGGCACGCGATGCACCATCGGATGGTTGCACTTCAGGAGCGAATAGGTGGCCTGATCGTCGTAGACCAAAATCAGGTTGGGATTCCAGCGCTTTACTGTATCGATGAAACGATACATGCGCAAAAGTTCCTGCTGCTCATTATATTTCTCACAATCGAGATAAAAAGTCTTGAGTTCGACAGAGGTATGGGCTTTTTTGAAATCCTTCTCGATCATTTTGTCGAGGTTCTTATAGCCTTTGTAATGAGAATCGTAGGAATGAATGACAACGATGCGATGTTTTTCACTTCTGCTTTGAGAAGTACAGTTGGAAAACAAAAACGCTGCCATAATAATTCCCAATATCTGAATAATGGTTATTCGTAGAGGGAAAACGGTATTAACAAAAAAGGGTTTCATCCAATCAATCAACGATTTTACTCACATAAATAAATATATATGCACAAAGATAAATGATATTTTTTAGTGAATCATCCGTTTGGCTGTTTTTTTTAAATAATTATTCATATTCACAATGCCAAACAAAAAAATAGCACGAACTTTAGGATTCTTGATGTTTCAGAAATACCTAATCGAAGCTCGTGCTAAAAGAAACTTATTAATAAGCCTTCAGTTATTTAAATAATGGCTAATTTTATCTGAATGACGATTCTTGAAATTTTCAAAAATGTCAAAAATGTCAATAATGTCAATAATGTCAAAAATGTCAACTGACATTTTCGCGTCATTTACTTATTTTGCTGTACTGTCCATGAGAAACTCTATAAAGCATACCCTTCTTAATAAAACTAAGAATATACCTATATGAGCTACTCGCTGAAATGGCCAAAGAAGAAGCAACAGTCAGTGATTCCGGAGTATCAAACTTTTCGGGCAATAAATCATAATACCGTTGTACAAGCATTGCTTTACCAACCTGAACCACCGGCTTTTCAGCATGCGACTTCGGCATCATCCCGTACACCCTTACCATGTGCTGCAAAAGCACGGTGAGAATACGCTTTGCCGATTTAAAATCATCATCACAGCAAGTCAATACTTTCGGCAACTCGCCATTGTCCATGATTCTCAAAGCCGACAGGATCATTATAATACGAAAGGTGATCACACCCAAACGTCTGACTGAAGCCACAATATCCAGACCGAACAGATCGGAGTACTCGCGCTGTATGCCGTCGAAGAAGATGTTGAACTCCCGCTGTTGTTTCTTCGTCATATGGAAACGGATGGCATCCGAAGCTTTCAGCGATTTATAAAGTTCGTAGAACTGAAGTCCCAGGCGCTTGAAATAGATGTCGAGCGTTTCGGAATCGGAATTTGCAAACACATCGTTCCAAACCAGACGCGTCTGTATATAATAGAACATGAAACGACTGAACAGACCGTTCTCCGTATCGGGAATCAAGCGTCGCACCTGGTTCGGCGTACCGGAAAGGACGGCCGAGAGGCGCGGTAACTCCAGTTCAACAAACTCACGGTCCTTGCGCCGGTGGTACGAAATCGTTTCATGATGAAACGCTTTGCGGAAGCCGTCGGAATAGTTGCCATGCTCGCTGTTGAAGGTCTGCGTCAGCGTATCGCCTTCGGTTTCAAACATCAGCCCTACTCCATCATTATCATTCAACACCTGAAAGACAGCCGTTGCGGAACTGTTTGCGGGCACAAAGAGTGCACGTAGCGGCGGTTCGACGGGGATTTCGAGCTCGGACTTGTTCTTCGATTCATTATATTCGTTCTGCAAGCGCTCATATTCAGCTTGTTCCAACTTTGATTGCTGGCGCAGATCGCGGTGTATCGGCTCTACCAGACGACGGCACAGCGTGAGGCGCCCTTTGCCGGCCGAAGCGGGAGCGGTAACAAACAGGAACAGGTTCGGGAACACTTCGCGCTGCGCATAGATGCCATAGATATTGGGCAGACAGGCAGAAATCACCGTGAGTGCACCCAGCAACAGCAGGTCGGCATCCTCAGCGGAATTATTTTGAGCAACAACCTGGCGCAACAGCGTCGGAAGCTGCTCTATCGCAATGCCATCCTCCTCTTCACCTTTTTCTACAGCAGAAGTACGGATGATAGTAGACAGCGGTTCGTTCATTGCCTGATCGTCGCCACCCGACTCACTGTCGGCTTCCATTTCAGCAGCCGACCCAAGGTTCAGAGCCGCAGCCAAATGATTGTCCGTGGAAGCAGCTTTGACATCAACAACCGCACCGGTATTGACATCGACCTTCACTTCTTGCAGACTGTTTCCATTTACCATATATATATTTGCCTCGTTGCCCGTCTCTGATTTGCCGGAAATCTTCAAATTGTCAGTTGACATTTTTGACATTATTGACATTTTTGACATTTTTGACATTTTCGCATCCCGTTTTTTAGCCAAAGAGACTCCCGCCTGCTTCGCCAAGTGAAAAAAAGTATTCACCTTGACGCCATGGCCATGCGCCGAAACGCACGCCGTGTACTGCTTGTCGGTCTCCTTCGCCGTATAGCCGGGATAGAAACGGCTCAAACGATGGAAATAACTGCGCCCCACTTCGCCCAAGGCGTCGGCGAGCGCGAACCCGAGATTACGCCAGTCGGCATAGTCGGGGGCAATATCTACATGCGCCTCCTCCACGCGACCGACAACGGTCTCGATATCCTCATCAATACTGTTCGAAGCGAAGGCCGCCTTCTGTGCAGCGGCACGCTTCAATGATTCTGTTGCAACAGCCAGCGGCATCGCCGACGGCGCCATGGCGCGATGCGGCTCCTGTTGCGGAACCGCCAGCCATTCACGTGCGTTAAATTGCTTCTTGCTCATAATTATTAATATGTTTGGGATGAATATAGACATTCGGATCGTGCGGTAGGAAACAGGCACGCGACACGTCGCTGCCCGACTTGTCGACAGCCACACCATACGTCTGACTGATGTAGTTGGCTACCGCCTGGAAATATTCGCTGTGCGAAACAGTGGGATCATCCTTCGCAATGACCCATTTAAGGCCATCACCGGAGGGACTGACGAAGAGCAGCTGGGTGTCGAAATATTCGTCCGCCAGCAGCTTCGCGCGGAATCCTTCGACATCGTCCAGATGATCGAAATCGAAACAGATAAGCCCCGAATGGCGAAGGAGGTTCTTGACATTGCGCTTCTCGAAAACGCCCGAGAAAGTGCAGTAACTGAAGTTGCTACGCTTGAACTTGCTGGCCTGTTCCGCAGTTTGCTGCGCACGAAGCAGCCCCGTAGGCGTCTTTGCCCACGGACCGGCAATATAGGTATAAGCATCACGAAGGGTAATCGTTCTAAAAGGTGTCGTGTTTCCCACGGGTAATTTGAAAAACGAAAATACGTGGCTCGATTTATCGATGGAAAGGAGCTCGCCCGCATTCGGCGAAAGCTTCTCGACGAAAGAGGGACATGTCAGCAACATCTGACCCATCTTATCGTTCGGGTCTGCCGCCATCTCTCTCAGAATTTCTGCTATAGATTTCGGTTCACGCATATCCACCTCCGTGTTTAAAGATGAACTGATCGGTCTGCCACGACGGATGACTCATCCGACCTGCAAATTCGCTGACACGCTGCATGCGATGGAGGGAGGCATTCATGTATGCGTATGCATATGCGTTTGCAGTTACGTCTGCACACGGCAGACCGCTACGTCCACACTGTGCTGCGCCATCCGATGCTTGGCTGGAGGCAATCATGCCTTCGCTAACAACAGAAAAGGGCGATCTTTCAGCCCTATCCACGAAGTCGGCCATCGTTTCCGACAGCCGCTTACCATTGAGACTTTTCTTAAATAACGACATATTCTATTTCAATATTTTTAATTCATTATACTATTTTTTAAACTCTAACGCACTACAAATATAATAAATGGAGCCTATGAAAACAAATGTTTTTCGGAGAATATATTGCCATTTTCAAGTTCCTTAACAATTAGGCGTATAAATAAATTAATCATCTATATATCAATATATTATAGAAAAATATCCCTTTAGAAGGTTTGTTAAAATATGTTCTCAAGGCCTTTTGTCCGAATGAAATAAAAACGCACTTATAAATAAAATCTATAAAGCTTCCACATCACCTTCCCAAAACCTCCCTTCCAGCGAAAAATCTCCATAAAATCCGCATGACTTCTCCACAAATTCTGTACAAAAAAAGGAATGGATAGTCACAAAAAAAAAGGCGTACTATTTTATGAGCACTTAAAAAGAAAGTAAGCAAAAAGTTTGCAGTGAAGAAAAAATAGTCTAACTTTGCATCATCTCATCAACCAGGTTGTTGAAGGAGTTACGGGGTCGTCTGTTATTCAGGCGACCCTTGCTTTTTACGACTCATAATATCTACGGCGAGTGAATAAAGAGTGAATTCCTTATTGCCAATCGATTTTTTCCAATTAAAATATTCTTTCTGTTTCTTGATTATTTGGTGATGGTAGTCTGCACAAAAAGCAGTCCAAGGTAAAACGAATTTATCCCTCACGTCAAGAACAATGAAATAGTTATTATTCCATCTATTTTCAGTTTCAATATCATTTACTTCAAGCCAAATACAAATTCGATTCTTGCCTTTTCGCTCTTCTTCCCAAAATTTTAAAGAAAATATTTCGGCCTTTTCAATTCCCGGCTTACACCATGGCATTCGCTCACATCTCCGCAAATCCGGAGTTCTGTTCGCTTCATCATGCCCTTCATGCGTCATGTGGTAGAAGGTATAGGCATTATCCTGATACATAGGGTTAAATTTCAATTTAAAAACAAGATCCTCAACATGAGGTTTATTATCAATAAAATCATGCTTGAAAACTTGATATACCTTATCAATATATTGAGTCTTGTAATAAAACTGATCATGTGTTTGCTGATATGCCTCATGATTCAAGCTCATTTTATTTGGCACGACTAATGCTCTAAAATGAAGACTCTCATTATCAAAAAAATAATTCAACACATCCTTATAATAATCTATTTTTGATTTCGAAACAGCATTCCATTTCAACTCATTTGTCGGTTTAAGACCATACTTCACCTTCAACTCTCTTAGTCTTTTAAAAGCTTTATCTTTCTCAGATTTTTGGCACCAAACACCTCCTATAACCATAATATTACTACCATCATGCTCTAAATGGCAGCTTTCATCACAATATATATTATATTCCATATTCATCTATATTACAAGCATTTATATCAAATTACAATTTCTATCGCAAATTAAGATTTTTCGGAGGACAAAATTCAGTACATTATCATCCTGCACCTTCTCATATTCCTGCCATACATGTACAAAAATAGTCTTTTATTTTTATAAAACAACGAAAGCTACATAGAAGATTTGATTAATGACATTTCGATTCACACATAGAACATACTTACAGATATATATTATACTCTTATAGTTGTCTAAAATGCATTTCTATTGAATCAGCCGATTATGATGCCTCGACACAAAAAAATAATAAACACACAGACACAAAAAAAGGGGTGTACCTTTTACAGTACACCCCTTTCGGACTTAAATTATTAATCTTATTTTATCTCGTTTGTTCGAGAGCTTTCTTTTTTGTTTCATCCGAATGATTTTCTCATTTCATCCGAATGTTTTACCCATTTCATTCGAATAAGTTTGTCATTTCATTCGAATGAATCACCTATTTCTTCCGAATGTATTTCATATTTGATTCGAATGTTTTATAATTGGCAAAACGAAAAGTATAATTTTGCCAATTGAAAAGTATAATTTTAAAACGGCGTTCAAACAATGATCGAACGCCGTTTTAGTAAGGTTCATCTCATGCTTCTTTGCTCATTAATGATTTTATTTCAGTATCTGTAAGCGACTTAAGATATATAGCACAATGATTAATTGTTCCTGTATAATATCTTCCTTTTGTACCACTTGTTGTCTGATATGCACCAAGCAAGACATTTGTATTAAATGTTGTAGCAAGTATATTTGATGTTACATCCACACCGGAAGGATATTTATCGTTCGTAAATAAAGTAAATGTGTTCCCAGACCTTCTTATTGCACTGCATTTCTTAGTATTCAACAGATTTGAATTATGTATTATGTTTAATGACGTATATGCCGCAAATCTGCCGTACTGACCAGCATTATAAGGAATATCTATGCAAAATCCCGGATAACTTCCACTTTCGTACAATGCGTGAATTATTGTACCTAAATAGCCGGTAAATGTAGATGTGTACGAAATCAATACAGTAAAATCTTTTGCAGAGTCAAATAGTTTGATACCTGTATCTACATAGTTACTGCCAGTAAATGATAGACCGGTTACATTATAATCAGCCTTATCGGACGTTGTTATTAATCTTCTTCTCATATCGTTATACGTAATATCGGATTATTATCAATCCATCATGACCTTTGCCACCATAGACGCCACGAATACCACCGCCGGTGTATCCACCATCAGCGCCTCCAGAACCTCCATCACCAGCATTTTTACCATCAATGCCGAGATCAGACATTGAAGAGTTAACATCCAAATTGTGACCTCCATTTCCGCCCGTTGCATACAACTGACCTGTGGGCAATCCCCATTCGCGAGTCGTATGCCCTTGACCGGTTCCAGCTATATAACTACCTTGTCCTGCATTACCGTTACTACCATCTGAACCACCCGCTGAACCACCGGACGCAATATAACCAGATCCGCCAGAACCACCATTACCGCCTCTTGCATAATAAGTGGATGCAGGAGCGTAACCACCTTGTGCTTGATATGCAGATGATTTAAATTGAGAATATCCACCATTACCTGCCGAATAATAGCTAGTAGTACCTCCGGCTGATCCGCCAGATCCAACTATTATTTGAATTGATTCGCCAGGTGTTACAGCAATCGAATTTCCATCCTTATAGCCATTGCTTTCAGACTTATAGCATTTCGTATATCCTCCACCTCCACCACCAAGAGCACCACCTGAGCCAGCGCCAACAAGGAACACGTCAACACTCGTGATATTATCCGGAACAGTGAACATATAAGTTCCGGCTGTATCATAGCGCACCTCATGTGTCTGTTTATGTGTTGTATAACATCTTTTTCTCACCGTCTATCTGGAATTATCACAGTTATTATACTGTCGTTGCGGACTACTATCGTACCTTCCTCAATTTTAGAGGTTGCATGAAAATGAGTACTTGATAACGCTATATAGTAGAATAGCGTTAATGTTGTTGCTACTATAAGTAGTAGCTTGTCTATGTTGTGAGTTAATCTAATTGTTGTTTCCATTTAATCTGCTGTATAAGGAGCTGATGGAACAGTGAAAGAGCTTGTCCATCTTGCTATGTTACTAATTCTCAATTCATCTATATAGCCATAAAGAAATTCAGAATAGCTGTTAGACATTCCTGAATTTCTATTATACCCTATATATAGATTTTCTGTAAAATTATATGTGCTACTGAATGAACCAAGTAATACGCCATTTATGAAAACATATATTACGCCCTGTTTTCTTACTATTGCAATATGTGTCCATCCATTTATTGTTGTAGCTACATTTAGTTTGTTTCCTTGTGCATAAAAGCAAACATATGTTCCGCTACTGTTTAATGCTAATACACCTGCTTGAGTATTTGAGCCTCCAAAGTCTAATATAATAGCATTTTTATTCATAGTTACATAACTCTTTACTGATATCCACAATTCGACCGTAAAATCCCCACCACCTAATACAATTCCTGTATCAATATAATTTTTGCATGGTGCAGATGAATTCTGTAGATAAAGGCATTGTCCAAATTTTCCAGTTACATAACTAAAATTATTAGAGCTATATAATGAAGCATTCTTTGTATTTCCACTTTCATCATTCATATTACTTTCGAAATGAAGCAATTGAATTGTTTTTTTAGTCATATTGTTGAATAATCGCCTGCTCATAACTCTATATTTAATTCGAATGTCAAAAATGGCGGATAATCGGCTTTCACGTCGATGGCGGCTATCTCTGATAATGTTACACAATTATATGTTCTCGCTTTAAGACTTGATTTCAAATCCCATGTTTCTTTGCAGTACAATTCTAATCTTGGAATCTTCTCAGAAGCCCAAGTAATTGGCACATCGATTGACTGCGGTGGCATATCATCACTCCATAGCTTTGTAGTCGTTTTGCCATACTTTGTTAAAGATGGCAGCGTAAGATTGAGCATTGAATTTCGCATATCGACGTCCATCCACGTTTTCATATTCGCAATTTCTTCTGTAATTTGGTTGCCTTCCTTATCTACCAAAATATTACCATTAGCGTCGCGTTTGAATCTGACAACCGAAATGAAAAATTTGTTACTAAACTTGTCCTGAATATCAATTTCTTCATATTTAGCCAGTCGAGCTTTTTCCAGGTCAGTTGACTGGGATGTTTCGGGCTGATCAGGATCATTTAGTTTCATTGCCAATACTTCTTCAATGCTTGCAGTTGTATTGGCTTCGTGAAACGCTATCTGTTCATCTGAAAGTTTAACCCATTTTCCAGCCCTATAATCATTTAGGCTATTCCCTTGATCATAGTTTGCATCGAGTTCAAAATTGAATTCGACGTAAATATCATGTATGTCTTTATTAATGTATATCATATTGTTATGTGTTTAATTCGCCAAAAACTCGTGTTGATAGACCGTTGTAACCCGTAGCTTTCTGATATTTATAATAACCATCGACGGCTCCCGAACTCCATCTAAGATACCAGGCTATTTCATTGTTATACTGAGTTGAAGACCAATTTACATCAGAGCCTAAAGAATCGCCGCCAATTTTTGCCAAAGCGGTATTAATTGCTGTAGAGTTCTGATATGCGGCATAAAGTTCTCCCAACGCAGGAAGAAAGCCGTGTTGACCGTTAGGGAAAGTAAATATACTACAATAATAAGCCGACGGAGCATTGCTTCCAAATGCAGCCAATATATAATCAGTATTCGATTTCCCCTTATAGTCTGTTTTAGCGGTTGTAGCACTTGTAGAAACAAGTACATTACTTACGATAGAAGGCGTTTCAGACCAATGCGTTGAGGTCGTATAATTTGTTTTTGCAATAATAAATCTGCAATTGTCTGTTACAACTGCAACAGCATTAGCATTGCTGGACGATTGAGACCAATTTGCGACCGTGTACAGTTTTCCATCAACTGATTGTATGTACACGCCGTTTGGCACTTTACTAGCTTTAAAACATCTTCTTCTCATTAGTCTTGTGTTTTAACGACTATAGAATAATATCCTGCCGCATAGCATAAAATGCTAATCTCGAATGGTGTTCCGGACACCGTCGTTATAGAACTTCCACTCATGGAAACAAATGATCCGCTGTTTGGAATTGGTTGCGTAAAAGCTGCCGACGGCACGCATCGAATATATAATTCCTGTCCAACCTCCATAGCAGCGGCTAAAGAAAGCGAAGTAGCTGCCGATAATGTAGCTGTGATTAATCTCTTTGTTATAGGCAATGAAGCGAGCGTTGTTACTGCATTGCTGCCATAATTGTAGTCGCTTCTTGTCTTGTCTGTTGACGACATCAGGCCATTGGCGGTTGTGGTGGCGACAGCGGTCGTTGTGGCATTTACACCCGGTTCTCCTTGCGGTCCTTGAGGGCCTGTTGCCCCGGTTGCACCTGTGTCGCCTTTAGGGCCTTGTGATCCGGTTGCTCCAGTGGCACCGGTATCGCCTTTTACACCCTGCGGACCTGTTGCACCTGTAGCGCCGGTATCACCTTTGGCTCCATTTGTGACAGTGAATGTTGTTGTTGTGCTATTAGTATAAGTTACGGTATATGTGTCTACAAGCCCACTGGTTGATGTCTTTACAATACTTGATATACCATTTCCTGTTGCACCAGTAGCACCCGTGGCACCTGTTTCACCTTTGGCACCTTGCAATACGCCATTATCAACCCAACCTTTGGATGTATCATAGATGTATATCTCGTATGGAGCGGCTGATCCAACTCCATATACGTCGCCGGCCGATGGTGATGTCACTCCTGATTGCAATGACGATAGTGTTGCGTAGTAGCCCTTTATTGTGAAGTTCTTTCCGGCAGGTCCTGTTGCACCAATAGCACCGGTATCACCTTTGACACCTTGCGGACCTGTTGCACCCGTGTCACCTTTTACACCCTGCGGACCTGTTGCACCAGTAGCACCAGTATCACCTTTAGGACCGGTAGCACCGGTATCGCCTTTGGCTCCATTGGTAATGGTGATAGTGCCTGTTGAACTGTCTGTATAAGTGATTGTATAAGTATCTACAAGCCCACTGGTTGATGTCTTGACAATATTTGATATGCCCTTACCTGTTGCGCCTGTTGCACCGGTATCGCCCTTTGGCAAAGTAAGATTAAGCTTGTAGATAGGGTTCCCGCTGGTGTCATTGCCACCTGAAACGAATGCGGCCACAGCACTGTCACCTTTAGTAACGGTTCCAGTAGATAGTACTGGCGTTTTGCCATCTATACCCTTCAGCAGCGATACGGCGACTCTAACGAGCGTGTAGGTTGAGCCGCTGACGTGGAATACCGGGAGCGAGCTGATGCCGTCCAGGGATGTTGCCAAATCATACTGCGACGGGTCCTTAGCATTTTGGTTCAGACCGTTAATAACCTGCGTCAACAGCTTGCTCAAGTCGTCAGCTGTCAACACTACATTTGTCAATATCAAGTCACCTGCTGCCATGGTTATGCTTCTTTATTTTCTTCAAAAATGCTCTTGAAATCGTCAAGAGCTACGTTGATGATCTTCTTTGCTTCGTCACATGTTATGCCGTCTTCAAGAGAGATAAACATCTTGCCTGTTGAGTAGGCGTTCAAGTTGCCTACCGGCCTTGATGATGCGTTCAATACCGAGCAGTTGACGTTTGAAACAGGTTCGTTCGTCAACTGATTGATGTTGTAGCTCAACTCGTATCCTGCAACAGAGTTTGAGCCTTGTCTGATGCGTGTGTCTTTTTTTACTTCCATTTTACTTGCCATTTAATAGTTCACAAATCTGGCCATATCCACCTGCAGACAGGAACTTTTCGCATGCTCTTTTGATAAGAAGCGATTCCTTGTCTTCGATATCAACAGTTCCTTTTGAGGCATTGATCTTTTGAAGCAACTTGTATGCTTCATACTTTTCGTCTGCCGAAAATCCATCACCACATGAATAGAGGTATTTGCATACCAGATCTTTCATGATTATTCCTTTACCATTTTCTTTCAAGGCATTTCCTTGAAAATCTTTTGCTTCAATTTCAAAGTTTACGTTCATATTGTTATTGTTTAATTGTGATTCATATAACCGCCATGCCACCTAGAATTCACTTTATCATACACAATCATAATCATTGATCCGTCGCTGGACGGAAAACTATAATTTTGGTTATATTGGCCAAGATTGACTATATGACCATTCCCATTTATTGTATAACTTCCCGTATTGATGTTTTTAAATACATAAACCTGTCCTTCTTCCGGAGAAGATGGAAGAGTAATAGTTATTGCACTCGTTGCCGTAACCAAAATTATATTGTCCATGCCAGAAAGCGTCTGACTAGAAGATATTCGTCTTGTTCTCAATCTAAAACCACATATATCACCATGTAGTATGTACAAGGCATGATTTCCAGTATATTGCAAACTAGCGTCATCATAAGATGTAGAACCTGAAACGTCTATATACGCTCCGATGTTACCCGCTGCTGTTAGGTCTACAGATCTGCTTACTTCGATTCTCATAGGTGAACTCATAGAACCACCCAAAGTATCTGGCATTACTTCACTTCCAATAAACAGATTTGTGTATTGGCTTGAAAACTTTAAAAGTGATGCACTTAAATATAGCGCGTCATTGCCCGACGTTGCTTGTAAGTAAGAAGCATTAATATAAAAACCGCCTATGGTTCCATCAACCGTTGCATCTATATGCTTAACATATAACGAATCCGCATCAATCAAGCTTGTTTTTATATAACCTCCTTGAATGATTGTTTCATCCGTAAGTGCCTTGGTAATTGAAGCCTGTTTAGACCATGATGGCAACGAGTTATAACCTGTCAGCGCTGAATTTGCATTTGAATTTGCTGTGCTTGCCAGATTATATGCATCATTTGCATAACTTGATGCACTGTTGGCGGTACTCTGAGCAGTATTTATTTTGTTTTGCGAATCGCTTGCAAGCATACTGAATGTTACAGCACCTGTCAGATAGATATGACTTGCATCGATCTGTACCGATGTTGGCGTCTGATTAATCTTGCTGATGATTGTTTCGCCATTCTCCATACTTTTCGATGCCCATAAAGAATTACCGTCAGCGGTCGTTATCCATCCCGCTGTACTGATGGTGTTATTGATATTGTCGACGCGTGTTGATACAGCTTTGATGTTATCTGCTGTAACAGACAGTTCGCTGTTGTATTTTGTGTATATCTTTCCGGTCTCGCTATCTACATAGTCTTTAGTTGCAGTGAGCTTTATCGCCTCTGCATTTTGTGTGATCTGCGTCTGTAACTTGATTGACGCGTCAGCAAGTTCATCCTGGAATAAGGCAACACCATATATTAATATTTCCCCGTCGAATGACATTGTGAAATCGCCAGTCTCATCCCATTTGGCTGCCTTTGATAACTTTTTGTATGTATCTGATACGGCAAGAGTTTGTTCTTCATACAGATCCTTGCCTGTAAAACCTACGCGTAATGTACCTGCTCTCAACACCTTGTAATATAATGCAAAAGAGTATGTATATGAACCTGCTGATTCATGAGCCGGAATGATAAGACAGTCATTTGTCTGCGTTATGGAAGAGTTTAATATTCTTAGAACGTTGCGACCATTGTCTGTGTATATATCGGCAATACTGTTTTTTTCAATGTAATTATATCCGGAAAAATACAGATATGCACCACTCACAACAATAAAGTGAGCAGTGCTGCTGTTGTTCCAGTACTTAGTATTACTTGTGAAAGAAGAATTGCGAAGTATATTGCCTGTCTCCATTGACATATCATTACGCAACGAAGATATTTCGCTGTCCAATTTGCCATTAAGTGTGCTGAATTTCTGTTCAATCGTTGTCCCATCTTCAAGCAAATAGGTACAATCTTCGTAGATACCACCTTTGACATATAAACCGTATCCATCCAGAGGATTACCGGATACGGTAATTCCCTGCAGGTTGCCTAAACGGACTTTTGTTTTTCCGGAAAATGATCCGTCCGTTATACCATCTAAAACATCGATATAACTTGCATAATCATCTGATGATGTCAGATAGATAAGTCCCTGTCGTGACTTGTCGCTTTCATTGCCAACACGGAAAGCCACGTCTCCAATGACCGGTATATCTTCACCATCAGTCACAGCTAGATCAAAAGAGCTGGTTGTCACGTTAGAAACCTTTCCAATCAGGTAACGGATATTTAATCCTTCACTGCGTTGAATTCTTACATAGTCCCCGTTGCGCAGATTCATGCGCATGACATCATTCAGTGTATCTATTGTACATGTGTATGAGCTGTTTCCATTGTCGACAACAGTTTTAATTTTGTTGCAATCAGTAACCAGATCAGAACCTCCCAATCCCCAGATTTGAGAATAAACAAGTTCATAGACTTTCATCGTTTTGCGGTTAGTAAGATAGTCAAACGTTGCATGAGCGTTCTGATCAATCTGCCAGCCGCTTCCAGTGAAGCCGCTCACAAACTCCGGAGTACCGATTTTTCCGCCCAGGAAGATGTCGGAACGAACTCTTTCGCTATCGAATATTGCCGAGCCGTCTGCGTTGATCTGCCATCCTTTGCCATTAAACCCATCAATGAAAATATCTGATTTTAAAGACTTTTTGAAAGTAATGGTTCCACTTGCGACATCGTCTATGTCCTTTCTCAAGTACATTCCATCAATCTCTTTTAGCAAGTCCTTCATCTCTTGCCTGGTACGAAGAGCGGAGAAAACATTTTTATCAGTTGCCTCAGTTGTTATGTCGGTTGTAGTCAATATCTCAAGGCCGCTCATTGTGGCCAGCGCTTTCGCTGCAGCAGATGTCAGATGGATATCGTTGCGATAGGCTGAGAAGTCATCTTCAACGGAGACGATACCGGTAAGTTGCGCATGATCTGTCACACCTCCGGATGCTCCGCCGTTTCCGGAGAATACGGTGACGCTGCTGCTGCCACTGCCGGATGCCTGGCCTGTTTGACGGCGGCGCTCGCTGCGTGGCAGAGCGGTGTATTGCTTTTCTATGTAGGTATATGTCTTACTCATCTGCTTCTGCGTACTTTACTGCTGTATAGTTGTCGGCCTCGAAGGCTGCTACTTTTATCTCACTTTCGTCGTCCTGCAGGTGCTGGGTTTCGCTCAGCATCATATAGGTACCGGCTTGATTCCTGTCGCTGTATATGCCGAACGAAGGCAACAACTCTGTTGTTCCTGAAAGCGTTATATGTCGATCGGCATAGTTGCTGTATATGGTGCCAATCAGCAGCTTCTCAATGCGGTCTGTAACGCCATTACGGTAGAAGGTGGCAAGTACAGACTTGTCAGAGCTGCGGAAGAATTGTCCTAGCGCGGTTGGCTTGCTTTCTTCGAGCGTGCCTATGATTGTTTCAATCTTCAGATCTTCCTGCGCATCGATGTTTAGCCAGGCTTTAAGTTCTATGTCTTTTGTATCAATATCTTTGTAATACTTGCTTACTATCTTGATTGTAGGCTCCTTATACATAAGCCAGCGCATTATCGGATAGATGTCTTCGCGCAGTTTAGGGCTGTCGCCTCCATAATCATAACAAAGTATTCCCGTGCCGATCTGCAGTTCCAACCACCCAGCTGCTGAAGGCATATCAACATACTCGCCTGCATCGGCTTTGTCAAAAGTATATGGGAGCTTCTCGCCTCTGTAATAACCAATGATCTGTTTGTTGGATTGCCATCCGCCGATGCCGGTTTCATTCTTGCGGTTGCCACTGTACCAGCATAGCCAGGCATCGCCCCAACTCCCTTCGCCTGCTGCCCATGCACAACCGGATCGGGCATAGCTGTTGCTTGCTTTAACAGTATTGTTCGTCCAATGAAACAACGCTGTTCCGGCTGCATCTCGAAGCGTCAGAATGAAGGGTATATAGACAAAGTTGCACCAGTTTTTCATGTTGTCATTATCGCCTTCTTCATTCGTCCCTGCTGCTTCTTCAAAGGGATTGTAGCGTACATCGGCAAGCAGCTGTATATTAACTTTCAATTTATAATTGTTGCGGATCGAATAGCCTACATTTGCCAGATAAGCCAATGTTGGTACTTTTAGAAGCATAGCGTTTGTATCCTTCGCTGGCATATTGAGCGCACTTGTGTAACTTGTCTCGCCCGGTTTAAGTGTACGCACAGTCCAGGCAATTCCGGTTTCTTCGCTTCCGCTGTAAACAGGTTCAATGCTCATAAAACGAGCAGCTGCATTCTTTTCAAGACCGCTACCATTATCAGACAGATGTGTTTTGAAACCTATCTCTGCATCTGCCGACTCCGTATTCACCCACGTCGTTATCGTTCTCGCGTTAGGATCATCCTTCAACTTCACCTCTCCGGAGAGCAATGTCTGTCGTTCATACGGCGAAAATGTGACCTTAACATTGTTATATACCTTGTCGGATCCGAGCGTTGCATCGTCGGCAGACCACGCTATTTCAGATGGTGTAAACGCCGTTAAAACGCTGTTTAAATCATAAATAAACACCTTACCTGACTTCTGTGTTATGTGCAGAGCAAGCGGTTTCAATGTGCCTTCAAGAGCTTTGCGAACCGTGAGAGCTTCGCCGTCTTCATCATAGAAGTTATCTGCTATTACAGACACGTCATCAAGCAGGCTCGTTGTCGTGTCATACTCTGTCATCCTGGTGCTAATATGTTCCTCGATAGAGGTATAATTTATGCCACACTTCTGAATCGTGTAGACAATGAAATCACGCAGTGTCATGAACCCGGTGCGGTCGAACTTCGTTCGCTCCAGCAGTGCCATGTCGCTGAAGGTCAGTTTAACGCCATAATTATTTTTGTAAGAGAACGGTTCTTCGTACAGCTCAGTGTCGAGCGTTCCGGACCAGTATAGCGAGCCTGATCGATACACATCCATGCGAATACTGCCTGCCTTGATGGCATACATGTCAATGTATTGTCTGTCCGTATCGCTGAAGAGCTGCAGTGTGGCGTGACTGCTCTGTACTGGTTCAATCTTGTCAACTTCACTCCATTCGATTTCGAGCGGCGAGGAGCAGAAGGCCAGATCTCCGACAGATCCGGTAAAACCTTCCTGCCAGATTTCAATGTCATACAGCACATTGTTGTAACTGTAGAAACCACCTTTATATCTTAATGCCATGCTCATCGTGTTCTGCTTTGTTTGTATGCCACTTTTTTCAAGACAACATATAAGTCATTACCTCGAATCAACGTTTCAAGTCTCATGTTGTTCATAGACTGTTGCGGATTGATCATCGAACGTATTTTGTCGAGTGGAGCGATAACTTCCGGATTATGTCCAGCTCCGGCATATTCGCCGACCTGCACCAGCGCAGTACTGTAGGCCAGTGCGCCACTTGCCAATTTCTTTGGTTTAGGAATAGCAGCCAGCATAGCAATAATAGAAGCAACTGCGGCACCTGCCATGATCCATCCAACGACCGGGACGGCAGCAACAGACGCAGCTGCTCCCGTTGCAGCTGTAGCGGTATTGGCTGTTACCTGTGCCTGCGAAGATGCGATAGAAGTATTAGTCAGAGCAATAATTCTCGGTATTGCCATTGCAATTGTCTGCATCATGTTTGCCCCCCACTGCAGCCAGGCACCTGCCGAATCTCCCAATGCTCCCGACATCATGCCCAAGGCATCGGCCACACTGTTTATACCTTCAACAGCAGGAGCATATTTATCTTTATTACCCATAGCCAGAGCCATGTTCTTCTGTGCCTGCTTGGCAGCTTCTTTCAGCTTTTTCTCATCAACTGTAGCCGGAATGATCAGCGAGCCGTTTTCCTTGTCGGTGACGCGGTTTTGCGATTTCATTTTCTTCAGGTCAAGACCTTCAGGAGAAGCTTCAATCTGCGTAAGAACAGGCTTTTCCTGTGCTCCAACAATCACGGTGTTACGCATGATGTCGAGTTTCTTTTGCCACAATTCGATTTGCTTCTCAAGTGCAATGGCTTCGTCACCCATTGCCTTTGATTGCCTTTGCTGAAGATCCTGGATCTTGTTTTCTATACCTCCGATAGTGGCAAGATTCTTATTTACTGCTTCGGTATTCCCGCCAGTTGTGGAGCTTTTAGGATTACCGTTAGCTAAAGCTTTGGTATCTATGCTTTTGGATAGTCTTTCATTTTCGGATCTGAGTTCTTTCGTCTTTTGTACAAGTTCGTTGTACTCTTTATATGTTTTATAAGCGGAGCCCATTCCTTGTAATTCATATAAACCTGCTCCTGGCTGATAAGCATTTATTGGTTTTTGTTGCGAAAGAGCTTTTTTGCTTTCATTATATTTCTGTTGCATGGCAGCCATTTTCGACTCATTGTCGAGAGCTTTCTTTTCATTCTCGACAAGTTTATCTTCAATTGCTCTGGCTTGTGCCACCTTTACAATACTTGTTGCAAGTTTATCATAGGCATCTTTGGCTTTTCCTGCCATAATGAATTCATCCGACATATTCTTGAAGTATGACGGATATTCCTTTTTAAGTCCTTTTACAGCCTCTTTTCTTTCATCAAGTGCTTTGGTATGATCTTGTGTAGCATTATATAGCAATCGAAGATGAATAACATCTTTCTGTGCGTCTTCAGTACCTTTCTTTAATGCTTCATTCAACGATTCTTGTGAACGTTTTATATCGTCTGTAGCTGATTTGCCTTTAACTAATCCTGAAACAGCATCAATTATTTGAGTACCATACGCCGACAAAAGCGTTATGCCGACAACCATTGCCGTCTGCCAAGAAAGAAATGAACCGGCTACCTGTTTCCATACGGGTGTAGCTTTTTGACCGCTTGCTATGAGAGCAGCGTTTTCTTCTCTGACAGCTTTAATATTATCGGCAAGTATTGGCAGGTTATTGGATATTGCAAGGAAGAACATATTCGCGCCCATTGTCATGGATGGAAGTTCACGGGTTATCTGCTGAACCGACATGTTCAGCGAATTGAACTTATGTGAAGCGTCAATAGCTTTACCCCCAACTTCACCAATACCTTTTGGAGCGTTTGGAAGTTTCAGCTGCTCCGAAACAGAGGCAGCAGATCTTTGGACGTTGTCAAGCTCTTTGCCTAGAGTCTTAACGACCGGGGTTGCCTTATCTTCAGCCTCGAAACCGATGCTATATATCAAACCGTTATTCGTCGCCATATTCCTTCTTCATTCGTTCAAAATCTTCACGTGTTGGCACTTTGCTTGCCACGTTTGTATGTGTTTCTTCCCATTCGAATACTACCAGATCTTGCGGTTTCAAACGTTTTTTAGAGTAAGGCATAAGTATGAATTGAGCGATAAATCTAGCCTGTTCCCATTCTGATCTGTAGTGTTGAACATTGTTGTTGTTCCAGGCTTCCGCAATGGCATTGAATTCATCCGGGGTTGACTGAAGAAAATCCTCTCTGCTCATGCCTATGCAGCCGATGGCCAACCCCATCAAATCCAATATGCCTACTCTTTTTTTTTCTCAAGTGCCATTTCCGGTTCACCTTCAACGACGTGCTGAAAGTTTTCGTTCTGGAATGCTGTCAGATCATCAGGCACCATGTGATCAGCCATTTCCATTTCATTCTTGTAAGGTAGTTCAACTCCTGACGCCCGACATGATGACACAGCGCAACAGAACATCAGCTTGATGATCAGTGAAAGTTCCGTTCCAACAATGTCGGTCACTTCCAGTTTTGTGCGTTCCTTGAATTCCAACATTGCGCCCATGGTCATTTTGCATGGGTATTCTTTGCCTTCAATTGTTATTGTATTCATCGTTATGCCGATTTAGTCTTTGTTTCCACTTCACCGCTCGAACTGAACTGAGCACTGTAAGTAACGTCTTCACCTACTTGAGAGGTCTCTTCAAGTGAATCGATCACAAAGTCGCCTTCTTCATATTCGTCTCCTGTCTCTTCGGCCGCAAAACCGTACTTCAGTTTTACCAGTTTTTTTGCCTTCAATGCTGCCAAGAGGAATTTCTTTGCAGCACCTCCGAAAGAGCTCAAAGCATCTGCCTTAATGCTGACAGTAGTCTTAACAATCCTTTTCTCCGGATTGCCTCCAGGACTGTCTTTAGTAAGACGCTCTTTGGTTTCCGTGTTGTAAGTAATGGTGTGATTAGTTGCCATTGCCTGGGGCGTGTATTGCGCTGTTCCAGTCGTCGATGTATCAATGTAAAGCATCAGATCTTTACCTTCTATTACTTCACCTGCTGTGTGTGCCATATTTCCTAGTTGTTATAATAAAAATCATTATAAAAAGTCCTGTTATAACGCCGTAAAAAAAGCATTTTGCCTTTGTTTTAAAGGACATAGGTGCCGGCGTTCTAATTATTTCTTTACGCTCCTGGTGCATGCTTACGCTGCTGAGCTGTTCTTCAAGGTTGTAGACTAATTGCTGAAGGCTGTCGCATTCGGCATAGACTACAACCGTATTGCCTTTCATACTGACCGTTGCTGTGGCCTGACCGGACTTGCTTCTGTAAGTTGCACCCAGAGGCAACTCACGGAGGCTGTCCATCGGTATCGTCAGACTCGCCAGGCTCGACGGGATTGTCACGTGGGATATGCTGACCTTTCTGCTCCACTCTAGGCTGTCCTTTTGGAGGATAGAAGTACTTTCTTTTGTAGTCCTGCACGAGCAAACGAGCAGGGCAGTTATTCCACATAGGACAAATAACGAGCTTCGAAAGAGCTGCTTCCAACCGCGACACTTGTTCTTGCAATGTTCTGACATTATCATAAAGTTGCAGTATTGTCTGGTTGTCTTTCTCGGCCATGTGACGGGATACATCGTCCTTATCAAGTTTTATCTTCTTTCGAAGGACCGGAATCTTCACCACCCAGTTTAATATGACCATTAGTCCGCCTCCGGTACCGAGATATTCCAACAATGTGCCCCATTCCATGGCCAATTGTTATTTCTTGGATTCTACCTTTTTACCGAAAAGCCCGACCAGCCATTGCACCAAACCTGTATCTGCAATACCGTTCGCTGCGAGCGAGGCGCCAAAACCATACATCAGTGCGATATACCATGGAATATTGTCTAAAAAGCCAAGGTTCATCCACCAACCAAACATGGTTACGCCAATACCTACTATCCAGGATATAAGTTGTATTGACCAGCTTGGCAGCTTTGGCAAAAATTTCTTGATGATTTCAACAACCACCGGGATAGCGGCCACTAGTGCCGCCAGAGAGCCGTACACGTTGCCGAAATCAGTATTCACCACCGTATAGGTCTGCGCCATAACCGGCGCAACGATCATTAATAGCAATAAAGCAATCAGCGAAAAAAGAAATTTAAAATGTTTCATTGTTCTGTTTTTTTAGTTGTTATGAAAAATAGAGATCTGCTTCAGATCTGCGACGTCTGACAAGTCCTGCCAATTCTACGCCACCGGCTTTTGTCCATTTCATGAATTCCTGCCGGATGCTTGAATCATCGGCGTTAGCCTTGACTTTTCTCAGCAGGTTCGACTTCGTGAAGTTCCCGGATCCAACGTTGAAAGAGAAGGCAACAAGCGAATCAAACTGCATCTGATTGACATGAGGGCATTCACTGTTTACAACCGCTTCGAACTGCCTCAAGTCTTCTGACAGCAGCTGAGTAGCCTTGTCGATATCAATCCTGTCGCCCTGTTTTACTCCACCTGTATGTCCATAGCCAATGGTCCATATTCCTGCCGGGCATCGATAAGCCTGCGTGCGCAGGCTCTCGAAAGCCTTAATCAGAGCTATACCTTTAGCTGACGTTCTCATCATCAGGCAGATTTAGCACTGTAGATGGCAGCCTGATATTTGCCACGAATTGGCAGTGCAGTGAAACGTTTTTGGAAACCTACAATATCACCACGCTGTTCAGGATCTTTGTATTTTGCAAAGACTTCAACAGTACCGTCTGCACGCATAACCTCGTTTGAACTGTAGAACAATGTTGCCTGTGTGTCAGTAGCAGCATTGGTGCCAAATGCGGTCTTAACACCTGTCGTCGCATTGTAGTAAGGCAATGCGGTTGAATTGAATACCGTGAACCCGAAGAGTTTGCCTGTCTCAAGAATCGTCTTGTACAATTTCATGTCTTCGAGCTGCAAGTCAGCAAAATGATAAGGATTGATCACGCAGATCAATGTTGCCGGATTGACATCCTGAGCGCGGAACCATGCGTCCATATTCAATACGTCTTCGAACGTCAATGCCTTGACACTTTGTTTGTTGACTGCTCCGGTAGTAGCCGATACAGGCGTTAAAGTAGCCTGCTTTGATGGTGCCCAATTATATGCTGCGTAAGCAGCTACTTTCGCCTGCAGAGTGTTGCGGTGCTGACGTACAACGCTGTCCATCTTGTTATAAGATGTTTCCATCTCTTCAATGTTACGAACGACAGTATTTTTTGTGTCGAATGTGTGAAGAGGCAAATTCAAAGGAATGTCGGTGCGGCTCATCGTCGGAACCGGAAAGACATTATTATCAATTAGCACATCGGGTGCTACGCCGGCTTCTGCCAGATTGATCTGGTTGTATTCAACCAATGGAGTCATATCTACAGAGTGCGCCAGAAAACTGTTGTCAGGATAAAATCCCTCCATCAGTATATCCGACCAGATTTGTTTTTCTATCGCCATATCTGTTTTGTTTTAATGGTTACTTAATGTGTTTCTTCAGCTCTTCAAAAGCTTCAGGATCTTCATCCTTCATCTTCTGCAATCCTTTCGGATCTTCTTTAGCCCATTTGAGATACGTCCAGCCTTCGCGACCTTCCGGCGCATTGGAGGATGAATGCTTTACCTTAGTCGAAAGCGACTCTTTTGTCGGGATTGCTTCCAGTGTCGTTTTAACCGTTTCATAATCAGAGAGAGCCATCTTTACGAAAGCTTCCTTCTTGTCTGCCGTGATGCGTCCGTCTTTTACGGCAAGGTCTACCAATGCTTCTGCCTTCAGTTTCTTTTGTTCAGCAAGTGATTGCTCTGCCTTTTCAAGACGCGCCTTCAGCTCCATGATTGCAGCCGAAACGCTTTTGCCATCGGCCTCTTCACTTTTAAGGTCGAGCGCCAGATAAGCCTCGGCCGTAAGAATAAGTTTGTCCATGTCTTGTTTTTTATGTTTGTTCAATAAATCAGAAATACTCAATTTGACCTGTTCGTCCGGAATAGGTTCACCGGCCTGATTGTACAGCTTCAGTGCGTTGCGGTTTGACGGAACACTGACAAGACTCACCTCGCAGAGTTCCCAGTCAGTGACTGTCAGCTGACTACTGCCATCAGGAGCAATACGTTCCTCAAGTGAGTTGATGATAATACCGGGTGAGCAACCTTTAAGAATGCCACACTTCGCCTGGCGTTTACATTTCAGTGCCAAAGGATCCTCTTCGTCATATTTAGCTGCCCCAATCAACTTAGTCCCTTCAACTTTCAGGTCTGTCATCTGCCCAATGAGACTGGAACTGTCATGATTGAACAGCATCACGGGATTTTGATTGAAGCGTTCGAAGCGACCGGCAGCATTAAGCAGAACGAACCCGTGACTGTTTGTCACGCTTTCGTCATTCAATACGTAATTGTCTTGTTCGATGTCCATATTGTTGAATTTTGAGCAAACTTACCCACGCGCGTTATTCGTAAAAAACAGAGATGCAATTCTTTACACTTTTATTGTAGTTCACTTTAATTCACTTGAACTTTGCGAAAACAAAGAAACGATATGGCAGCAAAACAGAGTGACGAAAAGAAGTCTATCCGCGTGAAAGATCCGGATAAGTATGAATATGCCTACCTGCTGTATATGCAGAAGGTTCCACAGAAAGATATTGCCGACCGCGTTGGCGTCAGCCAGCAGACGGTCGTTAAATGGAAAGACGATGGCGGATGGGAGCTTAAGCGCGTATCCAAAACCGTAAGCCGTGACAGCATGATCAGCAAACTGCTGCTGAAGATGAATGACATGCTCGACCAAGGCGACGACTTCAACGCCGACGAATTCGCCAAAGTATCGGCACAGCTGCAGAAGATCAAGTCAGGCTACAGTATGGACGACGTGGCCGACATCTTGACCAAATTTGGCGACTGGATGATCGAGCAGAGCGGAAGCGACAAGACTATTACAACAGAGTTCATCAAGACACTCACAAAATATCAGGACAAATACCTACTAATGCGCATCAACAATGGTCAATAACAGATTATCAGTACAAGCCGGCAAGCGATGGGAAGAGCGAAAGAAACTCATCCTGTCCGCTGATTTTCGTCTGTCCGACAATACAGATGCCAAAGATGCACGTATTGAACGAGCGCGCAAGGACTACAGCTATTTTGTTGAAACGTATTTCCCACATTTGTGTACCGACAGCGATACGCACCAGGTAATCAAGTGCGCACCGTTCCAGATTGAGGCTGCACGTTATCTTAAGCTTCATCGCAATGCGAGAGTGGTAAACGAATGGGCGCGCGGGCACGCGAAGAGTACCCACGTGAGTCTGCTCACACCGCTATGGCTGATGATACAGGAAGAACGCACGCTCAATGTGATGGTATTGGTAAGTAAAAGCGAGGACAGTGCCGACCGTCTTCTGACGGATCTGCAGGCGGAACTCGAATTCAATTCTCTGCTCAAGGCAGATTATCATATAGAGATTGATCCGACGTATTGGGGTGTTGGAGAATTCAGGACAAAGGACAACCGTATGTTCATCTCTCTTGGCCGTGGACAGTCGCCTCGTGGCATCAAGAACCGAGGCAAGCGGCCTGATTACGTGGTTATCGACGATATCGATGATGATGAGCTTGTGCGAAACGAAGCACGTGTGAGCCAGGCATTCGACTGGTGTCTGTCGGCTTTGCTCGGTGCCATGGATATGGGCCGAGGCAGGTTTGTCCTGGTAGGCAACCGAATCGGTAAGGACAGCATTCTGAGCCGTTTTGCCGAACGTCCGGATGTTCATCACACAATTGTAAATGCACTCGACAGTTCCGGCAATCCGTCATGGTCGGACAAATATACAATCGACGAAATAAAACAGCTGCGCACCTTTATGGGTGAACGCCGGTTCCAGAAGGAATACATGAACAACCCTATTAACGAAGGTGCCGTATTCCTGTTGAAACATATACGCTACGGCAAGATGCTTCCACTAAAGGAATATCGCAGCCTAATCTGCTACACCGATCCATCATTCAAGGCAAGCAGCACGAACGACTTCAAGGCCACGATGCTGGTCGGTAAGACCAGAGACGGCTATTATCACATACTGAAAGCCTTCGCTGATCAGACAAGCGTAAGCAGCATGGTGCAATGGCATTATGACATCAACAGCTGGATAGACGGCCGTGTACCGGTGATGTATTTCATGGAATCCAATTTCATACAGGACCTGCTTCTGGATGAGTTCCGCAAGGTGGGCGATGCAGTCGGGCACCAGATACCCATACGCGGTGATGCACGCAAGAAGCCTGACAAGTTCAGCCGTATAGAAGCGATGCAGCCACTGTTCGAAAGAGGTCTGATCATCATGAACGAGAAGGAAAAAGATTCACCAGGCATGCGCCAGTTGGTTGAGCAGCTGCTGATGTTCGAAAAGGGAAGCCGCGCTCACGACGATGCGCCGGACGCCTTGGAAGGTGCCGTGTTCCTGTTGAACCAGCGCAGTATGTCCAGTGCGGGACAGTTCCGTTTCGGACGCCGTCCGTCACGCAAGTATTAACATTAAAAACTAGATAGCATGTTCATTGACATAACAGAAATGAAGACTGTAATCGCTGATTACAAACTCAACGAGATTACCGACAGCGATGCGGAGATTGTGCAGAAATGCATCAACGCCGCCATCAGGCGCGTGAAGAGTTATCTGATGTCGCGCTATGACACCGACACAATATTCAGCAAGACCGGCGACGACCGCGATGCCGATCTGGTTGAGATTTGCAAGAATGCTGCGCTTTGGTTCCTGGTGCGCCGCAACAATGTAGACATACTGTATGAAAAGGTGAAGGAAGTATATGACCGCGATGTGGCTTATCTGAAAGCCGTCGCATCGGGCGATATTCCTGCCGATCTGAGAAAGCGTGTCGACGATGCCGGCAACACGAGCGGATCATTCCGTACAGGCAGCAATCCTAAGTTCACACATTCATGGTAAAACGTATCACTGTTAAAACGCTGTTTGAGCGTCGATTTAAAACATTATAAAGATGAAAACGAACAACAACACCAATAAAACGAAATTGAGCCTTAAAACGCCCGAAACGCCTTCGGTCAGACAACGCGACGGATTAGTAAGAAAACTTGTGCCTAAGTCGATAAGTCGTGTAAGAAAAGATCTTGAATCCTGGCGAAAGGCACTGAAAGCGGCAGACAGCACCGACCGCCCGCGCCGTCGCGAACTGATGGACCTGTATGCAGACGTGATGCTTGACGCACTGCTCACTTCGCAGATCGAGCAACGTATAGGCAGAACCATTCAGTGCGATTTCAGTCTGAAGGATGCAAACGGCAACATCAATGAAGAGGCTACAAGTGCACTGTCAGAGGCCGTATGGTTTCCACTGCTTGAACGCTATATGCTGGAGAGCATATACTATGGTCATTCACTTGTTGAATTGTCCTATGATGCAGTGAAAGGCCTCGACGTCACTCTCGTGCCGCGCCAGAACGTTATCCCGGAACTGGGTTTGTTCCTGTACGACGTCACCGGTGACGACGGTGATCTCTATCGCAACATGCGCGAATATGGAACCTACATCCTTGAGTTCGGTTCGGCTCGCAACTATGGATTGTTGAACAAGGCCGTACCGCATGCGCTGTTCAAGAAGTTTGCTGACTCGTGCTGGTCGGAGCTCTGCGAAATATACGGCATACCGCCGCGCTACATCAAGACCAACACGCAGGATCCTGAGATGCTTGACCGTGCAGAGTCAATGCTTCGCGACATGGGCAGCGCCGCGTACTTTATTATAGATACTACGGAGGAATTCCAGTTTGCCAGCGGTGTAAGCACCAATGGCGACGTATACAAGAATCTTATTGCATTGTGCAACTCTGAGATGTCACTGCTGATCAGCGGCGCACAAATCGGCCAGGACACTGCCAACGGCAATCGCAGCAAGGAAGAAGTAAGCGTAGATCAGCTTGTGAAGCTGGTGAATGGAGACAAGCGCAACGTAAAGAACTGGATGAACTCAATTGTTTTGCCGGCGCTGGTGCGTCTCGGCGTAATGCCTGACGGTTTGCTGTTCTCGTTCAACAGCGAGGAAGATACCGGCGAGCTTTGGAACCGAACCGCACAGGCCATGCAGTACTACGAAGTGGATCCGCAATGGATCAAGGACAAGTTCGGCATCGAAGTGACGGGGAAACGCGGAGCTGATCAGAACGGTTTTTTCGGATAAGCCCAGCAGCTTACGCTGGGCTGCACGCTCGTATAAACAGCCTCTACCTGGACGGACGCGCTTGCCTTGCTGCCGACGGAACCGATAACGTTCCAACGTTCAATGAGCAGGTTTATATCAAGGCAATGCGCTTGCTTCATAAACGCGGCGTGATGACGCCTGAGATGATTGATGAGAAGCAGGTGCGTGCCATGGTTGACGAATATTCGTCTATCTTTGACTCTGCCGTTTCACCTTCAATCAGCAAAGGTGTTGAGAGTGGCGTCATACCGGATGAAATGAAACGACGCCTGGACGACGATGTCTATCTTTTCTCCGGATTCAAGACGTATCACGAGCTGAAGGAAGCATCTTCGTTGCTGCGCGACAACGACGGACAGCTGAAGCCTTTCAACCGTTTTTACAATGATATATCGGCGATAAAACAGGATTATAACAAGAACTGGCTGCAGGCTGAATACATCTTTGCAACACAATCGAGCGTTATGGCTGCGAAGTGGAAGGACCAGGAAGCCGGCAGCGATCGCTATAATCTGCAATACCGGACTGCAGGCGACAGCCGCGTGCGCCCGGAACATCGCGTACTCGACAAGACAACATTGCCTGCAAGCAACCCGTTTTGGAACGAATATTATCCGCCAAACGGCTGGCGTTGTCGTTGCACGGTCGTCCAGGTGCGCAAAGGCAAGTATCCGGAGACCGACAGCAACACCGCCATGCAGCAAGGACGCGAAGCCACTTACGAAGCCGGCAAGAACGGTACCAACAAGGCTGCCATATTCCGTTTCAATCCAGGCAAACAGCAGGTTATCTTCCCGCCGCATCATCCGTATTACCAGGTGAGCGATCCTTTACGAATAAGGATAAAACAAGCATTGCAAACAAATAATGTAAAAGCCATAAAGAATAAGGAAGAATTAAAAGACTTTATTATTCTAAAACAAAAAAATGATTGGTTTGTCAATCCTCTTAAACATATCGAAAAAGAAACGAACGCAAAAAATAATGGATCAACAAATATGAAGGGAACAATATATTTGAAAGAAAGAATTCTACAAGATTGCATCGATTCGATTAATAACATAAAAAATGGGAAAGAGAATACTTTTGAACAAGAACGGTCAATGGCAACATTGTGGCATGAGATAACTCATAACAGAAATAAACCTGGTCTTATGGTTATGACGAACCTACAAAGACGTTTCATGGAATTAGCTAACGAATTTGTAGCGCGTAATACATTACCGGAATTTTTTGAGGCTTTAGGTGGAGACCTGAAGAATAAAATATTAATGGAGAGTAGAGAAAATACAGGATACAACAGTTGGGTAATGGCATATCAAAAAGTGATTGATAATTATGGATTAGATAAACAAGAAGTTGTTTCCTATGTAAAAGAGTACTTGTTCAATGAACAATATGATAAACAGAAAAACGGACTGGTAAATGCACTTTTCAAAGCAGGAAAAGGCAAAATATCTAAATCAGAAGCACAATCTGAAGTGAAAGCATGTTTGATTAGATAAAGACTATTCGTCAAAGTTTGTCATGTCATTTTCATTTGCTGATTCAATAGCTTTTTGTAACGCTACATTCTTAATTATCTGAGCAAAGCTGAGCATTGTAGAGACTTGATAAGAGCGAGAATATTGTGAATGCGTAATTGGATCAGGATCGTCCTCTTCCTCCATGCTGCATTCAGCCTCACGTATAAGAGTCATATCATCTGTCAGATCGAAGATGGTAGCTTTAGAAAGATCTATTTTTTCCCAATCTCGTAGCATATTTAACTGATTTTCCGCAAACATACTAATTATTTTCATATGGATAAAGAAAAACTGATAAAAAATATTGTTCAAGACGTAAAAGTCGAACTTGATGATGAATTTGACCGCAATTTTGAACGTAAAGCTTTCTTTGACAGACCGTGGCAGCCGGTTAGCAAGAACTACGAGCCAACGACCGGAAGCCTTCTGATGCGTACCGGTTTATTACGAAAAAGCATATCATCAAAGATTGACGGCAACAGCATTCGTTATGTCAGCAGTGTACCATATGCCACGATACATAATGAAGGCGGCACCATCCATCAGGATTTTGCACCGAGCAACAAAATGCGGCGATGGGCTTTCGCCAAGTATAAGGAGACAAAGGACAGCAAATATAAAGCCATGGCACTGTGCAAGCGGATAAAGCGCAACATCACCATTCCGGCACGTCCGTTCATCGGTGATCATCCGGAGGTAAGACGCATCATCGACGACGTGGCAAGCGACTGCATCGCTGAAGCTGTAGCCAAAGACATGGAACAACTCATAAAAAAGAAATAATATGAAAGAGATTCTTGAGGCCGTAATGGCCAAGCTTAAAACGCAGGTCAGCGACCTGCAATATATCGCCGAGGATTACGGCCAGATGGACAACTATGGCGATGTGCCTCCGGTGAAGTTTCCGTGCGCGTTGCTGAGTATCGGACAGGTGCAGTATGAAGAAGCAACGAAGTCTCAACGACGCGTAAAGATAACGCTCCTGGTACGCATTGCCGATGCACCGTCGTTGGTTGGCAATGTGGCAGCTCCGGATTCATACAGAACAAGAGCTTTCGCCATATTCGACCTCATGGAGAAGGTGAAGACTGCCATAAACGGCATGCAAAGCCAGTCGTACAACAAAGTAAAAATACAGAATGCTACGCATTTTGTGCGTGAAGACCTTATTCGCGAATACGCGATGACATTCCAAACCGGTTACCTGGAAGATGATTTTTAAAATAGCGAGAGCTGCCTGTTGAGATTCTTTTTTCGTTCCTGAGCGACATTGACACCGATGTAGTTCAGGAACGTGCGGTAACACATCGGATAGGTCGGATAGACGTACCTGCGCCAAACTTCTTTGTAACAAAGGTCTCGGCGTCCCGGCTCGTAATGTTCTTTTACGATCTCACAAACCAATTCAATCCTTTTTATTGTGTTCCTGTGAAGCATCTCTAATTTTTAACCCTCCACAAAAATAAGACTCAAACATAATTGAATACAAACTTTTCGCAACTTTTCTTCGATTTGCTTATCAAAAGCCAACTCTGAGCATACATAATATCTGACCTTCGTTGTGTCGCGACGAATTAACAACAGTATTAACTTCAAAAACATTTTTGTTATGGCACAACGATACAAAGTAGTGGAACGCAAGAACCTTGGCAAAGACAAGACCGAGGTACCTAAAAAGTTTTATGCCGTACCTGTAAATAACGGATACGTAAGCTTTAAAGAGCTCTGTGATGAGATTGCCGAGAACTGTACGCTAACCAGCGCCGACGTGAAGGCAACCATGGACAGAATGAATTACATTCTGGACAAGAACTTGAAGGCCGGAAGAATAGTGCAGTTCGGTGAGATTGGCAATTTCCGTTTGACTCTTGGAAGTAAAGGCAGCAAGGCAAGCGACAAGTTTGACACGTCGCTGATCAAGAAGCCTCGTATTGTTTTCTTCCCTGGTAAGGCGTTGCAGGAGACTCGCACGCTGACCGAGTTCGAACGTGATGGCGTGAAGAAGGAAACGACCGGAGGCAATTCGGGCGCCGGTACCGGTGGAGAAGAGAAACCGGGTGGACTCTAAAAAAACTATGCATAGTTTTTGCGAAAACTATTAATAGATTTTCGGAAAACTATTAATACTCTTTCAAAACAGAGGCGCAGGTCTGAAAATAGGCTTGCGCCTCTTTATTATATTTACTACCTTTGAACAAACTAAACAATCGAGACATGAAGGAATTCAAAATACACGCATACGGTCTGCAGGAACTTGCTTTGCATTACTTTCCTAATTCAACTCCTCAATCAGCCTCCACACAGCTGAAGAAGTGGATGAACAAGAAAAAGCTGCTTGATAAATTAATTTCAGCAGGCTACGAATCCGGACAAAAGATATTAACACCTCGCCAGGTAGCTGCAATAATCGAGCATGTTGGTGAACCATAAAAAAAGCCCGACCAGTTTGCTGATCGGGCTTCGATATTATTATGAGAAACATTTATTTCTTGCTGTTCTTTTTTGCTGTACGATGCATTTTTAAAATGACTTTGACCACACAAAAACATAAAACAAAAACGATGAAGATGTCAAAACCAAGACACAATTTATTTACAAAATTTCGATGTTAATGTTCTCCATATCATTCTTTTTTATCTAAAGAGACAATAGCTTTCCTTTCCGGATTCCACCTTTTGCCATCTTCCGCAAGTGCGTCGAAAAGTTTTCGTTTTTCTTCGTCGGTTGCAATAACAAAGCCAAATTCGGAAGAATAAAAATCAGAGACAATATCACCATTAGCATTAAGCATAACATAATAGTGTAGTCTATTTAATTTCCTTGTTTCATCTAGTTTTTTGAATATAATAATCCAAGTATTTATTCCTCTATTACAAGAAATTATATCACCATCTTCAAACACGTTAGCCTCTATCTTCAAATCTAAAGGACTTATATCTGTTGATTTACGGAAAAATTTCCCTAACTTATTATACATATTTACTTCATCATAGCCACTTTTATAGCTAACAACAGCTACTATGCAAAAATCGTGCGCTCCCTTAAAATCGTATTTTAATATCTCAACATTAAGTCCTGATTTTGTTACAACCTTAGCACCTGCCTTTGCAGCCGCTATACTGAAAGGCTTCAATATCTTCTTCATTTCTTTTCCTCCATTATTTTATATCCACTTCTGACAAAAAAATGCTCCATATCATACTGATCGCATAGATCTCTATTGTTTACTTCGTGCCCATCCAATCTACAGATATTTTTGTAGAATGCAGGAGCGGGAGCCCTGCGATATGTACGATGCGTACAGCTTGCGCATACACAATTAATAATTAATCCTTTATCATTTATAGCTTTCATATCATTCTTGCATTTAGATTGCCAACTAATTTTGAAGCCTGAATTGTAACTGAATCGGAGTATCCAATCTGTACTTTGTTTTTACCAAACTGATAGTTTTTCGCAGCATCTATCATTGAATTAAGAGATATCAAAGCATCATTGACAGATGCTTGCTTATCGATGCGCGACACTGCTCGCGTTCCGCACACAATGTACATGTCACCATCCTTTACCGTGATATCAAAGGCGTTTTCAATATCGCGAACTTCTGCTTCTTTCATCCGCCGCTCGCTACTTTCCTTTATCTTTTGTATTAATTTCTTTAGCATATCATTATATTTTTATCATTTTACCTCTTCAAGATAAATCGTTGCCAATTTGGTCTTTCCGGTTGTTGAAAAGATATCTATCACATTGTCGTGAATAGATCTTATTATAAATTTTCCTGAGCGTCTTGTATTCCTTTCAGTGTACTGCAATGCTTCAATATTTGCATTGATATTTTTTAAAGCTAATTGAGCATCTGATATTTCTCCTTCAAAGAAAGGCAATATCATTGCCCTGATCAGCAAAACATAAGCAGGGCAATGATTGAAAGGAACAAGATATTTCATCTTTACGTTATAACTCATAATCATTGCTGATTGTCGTCATATCTCAAATTGTATATTAAAACCAAACTCACTCCGTAACGCAGCGATCTCGCACTCATGCGGCGTATTACGATAAGGATAATAGATCGTGCGCTGCTTTGTATCGCAACACACGCCTTTGCGACGAAGGCGATAGAGAAAGCCTGCTCTTCGCCTCATTTTCTTAAATTTATTCATTTCCATTATCCTCAGACTGATTATCGAAAGGGAACAAATCAATGATAGGCGTTTCTTCGATGCCTGTGATTACGTAGTCAGCCAAAGTGCCCTTCATGGCTTTCTGAAGATTTGACAAAGCATCTGGAAGGTTATCTGCCATAACCAGCATTTTAGATTTTTGTCTTTTTTCATTACCTGTTTTCTCATCAAGAGTAATGAAAGCTAAATTGACCTTATAGAATAAATTGTCGATATTATTTGTGAATATCTCTGCGTAATGAGACCTTTTGATGTCAGAGACATTGAAGTCACCTAAAATATAAGGCATCATTTCTTCAATTATTCTCGCTTCTGCTTCTGTGTATGACATTGCTTCTACCAGATACGGTTCTGTAACTTTCTTCTGAAGGCCATTATCCATTGTCTTCACGTAGGATACTTTTGTAATAAAATATTTGTTCATAATATAATTGTTTTAACTGTTATAATCCGGTGACCATGCGACGCTTATTTTCGCTTTAACCTTACCTGTACCGTCGCAAAATATACAGGTTCGTCGTTGGTATTCATTGCGGCCGGTCTGATCAAGGAACTGTTTTGTACCGTGACAGACCGGGCATGTGAAGTTCGAAAACACCATAGTTTCTATTGCATCTCCATATTCCGGAGGAACGATATCAACGATGTGATGTTGTTTGCTCATAATCTGTTGAATGATGGTTCAAGTTTTTTCCATACTCCTAATTCAGTCTTTTCATAGAAATAGAAGTTCGTCGATGTGCCTTCTACCAGGTGAGACTCTTTGAAGAGCGACATAATTGCAGAGTATTCAGGATCGTTGAAACGTTCTTCAAGATCATAAAGCTTGCTTATTGACTTGTAGTCAAGATCACCATACTTATTACGTTCCAATAAGGTCATTGCAAGCTGGTACATAGGGTTTTCGTGACCATCTTCCTTGCCTTTTATCCAACTCTGAAGGAATTCAATGAGGCGTGTTGCAGCCGCGTCGGCACGTTCATCGAATCTCTTTACCTTACATGATTTAACTTCAATACAGAACTTTCCGTCCTGAATCTTAAAGTTCATTTGCTCCGGAGTACGAAGTTGTCCATACTCTGCCAGAACAGTCCGAAACGCACCCAGTTCATCGACACAAAACTGATGCAGAGCCGTCACGTTTTCAACTGTTTCGCGCACCTTGTTCTCAACTTTGAACACCAGTTCTGCGCGTATGCCTTCGTACGCCTGCCGGCGCGTCAAAGCCTCCTGATGTTCTTCTTCTCTTTTCTTTGCGAGCATTTCTTCCAGTTCCTTGCTCGTTAGTTTACTTAAATCTGTCATAATGGTAATTATATGATGTTAATACTCAAGATTCTTTTCACCCGTGATGGTGACAATCTTTACACCAACCTCATGATAGCGCTTAACCAATACCGTATCGGTCGGCGTATCACGCAACAGCTCTTCAAGCCAGTTGTATTCGCGATACAGCTCACATAGCCGTTCGCGTTCCTCTGGTGTAAGATTCTTCTTTATCTTCTTTTCGCGTTCCATGCCTTCAACTCTTTGAAAATTCATAATCCATAACAGGATCCTTGATGCTGACGCGATTCTTCTGACAATACAGATTGTAGATGGCTATGAGCCGGCTGTCAGGTATCTTGTTGAAGTTGCAGCAGTTGGCTGCTCGG